TCTTTCTGATGGAAAGTCACTATTATAAAAATAGTCATCATTACCATGAGCATGTGTTAGTTGTGAATTATTAAAACCTTTGAATCTTTCATTAGTAAGAGCTGTTGTTTTAATTATATTACCATTACTATCATAAGTATAGTTAAACTCATCATCTTGAGCAATAGCTTCTGTTGGTTTAGATGTATTAGAACCTTTTGTAATCATATGTTCTATTCCAGAACCATCTATCCAAGAAATACTTGTAGCACTAACAAAGTCTTTTGGCATAGGTATAGACAATGTGTGACCAACTTCAACTTCTTGTATTTTTTCCACTTTTGTAATGTCATAAGCAAACTCTTGTATACCTCTTTTTGTGTGAAATAATACATCTCTTCTGTTTGCTCTATTAATTATTTTTCCTTCGCCTACATATGAAAACATAAAATTATTTACTATGTCAGATAAAGATGTGTATCTATACTCGCCATATAATTTTTCTTTTAATTGAACTGTTACAACATCGTTGTTAGATAATGTTATGTTACTTATTGTTACTCTTTTATTTGAATTAGTAAAAGATATGTTTGTTGTAGATACAACATTACCATTTATATAGACATAAAAATCTCCTACAGCAGTTGGCGAAGGATCTATAGTTGTTATAGTGAAATATTGTGGATCTCCATTTTCCCATCTAAAGCTTTGGGAACCAGCGTAGTAAGCTTGATCTGTTTGATTATCTAAAAAACCCATTTGTTATATATTTTCTTTATTAAACTTATTCTGCTCTTGTTGTGATGATGATTGTAATACTAAAGGATCTTTTATTACTACACCAACGTAAGATAGTATTTTTGTAATTAAACTAGGTTCTTCTGATGGATGTAACTCGAAGTTAGTACTATTTGCTGAAGAAAAAGTTATAGAATTATTTGGTCCAGGTGTATTAGAAGCGTTCCAAGAAGGAGTATTAGGTATTTTAATATAATGTATATTAACATTACCAGTCAAAGTACTAGGAAGTAGCTTAACTGCATCATCTAAATTTGAACCGTCTGTTATTTGTTGTCTGTAGTATATAGGATAAGAACTACTAGGTGAGATAAGTTTAGAAGATAAAACATAAGGAAGTTCTGATATTTTTATTTCTTCAAACTGTGTTAAATTGTCACTTTTATATATAGATATTAACCTATAAAGATCAGTAACATTATCTGTTAAATTTATTAAATCATTTGTTGTATCTATAGCAACAGATTTTAATTTTAAAAAATGATCTATTTTTTCTTTTATATTATTTGCTAAATCGCCATAATCGTCATTAGAACCAATAACATTTGATTTTGATAAAACTCTATTATAATCATAAAAAGTTTTTTCTAATATTTCTAGTTGAGCTTGCTGAGCTAATTTATTAAATTGGCCAGGTGTTAATTGCCCTCTCTGTTCTCTGTTTAAAATTGTAAGTACAGTTTTGTATATTTTATCTACACTTATAGCCATATTTTATTTTTTTTTATAATAGTTAGGCCACATAAAGCGGCCTAACCGTTATATGTGACTATTTTAATCTTTTTTCCAATGTTTGAAAAACTTCAACTCCTTCATCTGTCTTAAACCAAGCTGCAAGCGCAGAATATGGGTTTTCATCAAAAGGTATAGTCATTAATTTTCTACCATTACTAACCCACTGAAAAGTTCTTTGGTCATTTGATAGTTTTATTATGTTTGCTTCAACGCCTTTTAAACCTATATTCCTTAAGTTTACATTTTCATCAGCTGCTAGTTCTAAAAATAATTCTGGATCATTATTAGCAAAAACTAATAAATCTCTTTTTATTTCTTTAGATGTCATATTAGCAACAGAAGATCCAACATTTACTCTTATTATTGCTTCAGCTTCATCTATATTTAAATTTTTAGCTGCATTTAAAGCTTCTATTCTTTGTTCAAGCTCTACTAAGTCATCTTTAGCCTCTTCCTGTGGATCATACTCAAAATATAATTTATTTAATCCAGGGTGATATAAAGATAATAATTTTTGTAGTGTTTGTTTTTGTTTTGGTACTATTAACATACCATCTTCAAATATAATGTGACCTAATCTAGCATCACCTTTGAAATCATCTACAAATGGAGTTTTTTGGTTAACAGTATATTTTAATTCTCTTTCAAAACCTTGTTCTTCATCAAACCAATATATGTTTTTACTTTTCATTGTAAAGGTTAAAGGAGATAGGTCGTTTTTCAGTATATATGTTCTATCCTTGATAGACCATTTATTTTTTGTTTTTGTCATGATATAATATAATAAAAATTAATAAAAGTAATAATTACCCCCGTTGATAAAACGAGGGTAAAAATTACGTTAAGTATTATGCAAAGTTACCAAACAGTACGAAGTTATTCGCAGCTTGTACAACTAAACATCTTTCTGATAGGTAATGTACCTCCATCGCATCAAGATCGCTAGTAGATGCTCCACCAACAGATCCTGTGATCCAAGATTTTAATTTTCTATCATCAGCTTGTGAAGCTCTGTATCTTACGTGTAAGAAAGGTCTTTTGATGTTTTTACCAAGAATTTGGTCATAAACAGATGAAGTACCTGCTGGTACTAATATACCTGTAACATCAGAAGCAATTTCTCCTCTAGTAGATGCATCGTTTAAGTATTTCCAGTCAGTTTTGTAGAAGTCATAAGAACCTCTTCTAAAACCAGAAAAACCTAAGTTAAGCGCCATATCTTCAGAATTATTAAATAATCCCCAAGAAGTACCACCAGAACCATAAGAATTTTGAGCAGCTAACATATCATCAATATTTAAAGATAAATCTCTATTTAAAAATAATACATTTTCCTCAATAGCTCCTTGCTTATCTAATTTCTTAAGCATGTTATCAAAATCAGCTAAATCATCAGCAGCAGTGTTTCCATCAATACCATCTTCATGGATGTGACCTCTATCTTTTACCGCAGCAAATAAACCTTCAGTTCCTGCGATGTCTGCTAAATTTGTATTAACATTTTTTTCTGATTCAATCATTGCCATTTCTAAGTAATCTTCGAATCTCTTTCTAGTATCACCTTCAGCTTTGATATACCATAAGTAACCTGACTGACCAGCTTCACCTGTAACTTCAACCCATCCAATTTGAGAAGCATCAGATCCAGAGATCTCATATTTATCTTTTAAGATAATTGGGTTGTTAGTGTAAGACTGGAAACTTGGCTTAACCGCTTCGTTCATACCAGTGTCAGCTTTTTTGAATTCAGAACCGTATACGAAAAGCTTTATAACACCACTTGCTGTTGTAAGACCAGCATCAACACAACCAGTAGAGCTTGTGTAACATTTAACTGTTATTTGTGCAGAACCAACTGCTGATACATAAGCTTTAACAACATTTGTTCCGTTACTTGCCACCACTGTTTGTCCCACTCTAATAGCATGACCAGTAAGTCCTGAAATAACGTTTGCACCACCTGAGTCAGCAGCACAAGTACCACCTGAATAAGATAGGTGTAATCTTCCTTGTTCTGACCAAATGATTTGATCTGAACTCATAGGCATTTCTGCGCCTACCATTTTTAAAAACCCACCAACAGATCTATCACCGAACTTTTCGATCTCTGCTTCATATAAGTCTGGAAGATATTGTTGCGCCCATCCTTTTTCTGCAGCTGATGTAAAGTCAATGTAGTTTGTTGACAAAGTTTGTTTAACTGGAGCTGGAGTTGTAGTTCCGCTCCCTAATGTAATTGCCATAATTTGTTTTTTTTAAAGTTATTTTTTAATTTTAATTCTTAATTTTGAACTATCATCGCCGCTTATAGCTCTCACTTTCATTCCTCCAGAATCTATATTTTGACCAATCCTTCTAGGATCCATATTAATATTTTTAGCTTCTGCAGACATTTGCTTTATAGCATCTGACTTTCCTTGTTCATAAAAATGATTTGCTATTGAATCAGCGTTTCTAGCAGCATAAAGTGCTTTATGATAACCATTAGCATCTTTTAACATGTTTTTGTCATCTAAGAACATCTCAAATGCACTTAATATGTCACTTTGTGCTTGTTTAGTTGTCTGAACATCTTTTACGTTGTATCTAAACTTGTTTTCACCAACTTTAAACTCAAAACCTTTGAATTTATCACTGAAAACATTATTAGTTTGATTAACAAAATGTTCATTCGACTTTTGCTGCTGAGCAGTTAATTCGTTCTGCTCTTTTTTATAATTATCATAAAAATTTATAGCTTCTTTAATTTCCGGAGAAAAATTAGAACCAGATTTTATGTCATTATAGTATTTACTTTTTGCGTTAGCTAAGTATTTTTTTGCGCTAGCGACTTCTTCTTTGTAGTTTAATTTTTTTCTTCTAATATCTCTTTCCTTGTCTATTTCATCATCATAAGAAAATTTATCCTCTAACAAAAAATTTATTTCATCATTGTTTAAATGAGGTTTTGTTGATTTGTAGTATTCTAACAATAGGTCATCATCACCTAGTGATTCAACATCAACATTTAATTTTACATAATCCTGTAATGTTCCGCCAGTTTCACTCATAAAATCCATGAGTTTCTTAACGTCTTCAGGGTATTCTAGTTTTACTTCTTCTTGTAAGACTTGACTTTCTTCGGGCTGCTTTTCTTGTACTTGCCCTTGCTCTTGCACTTGTACGCCATCTTTTTCTTCTTTAATTAATGTTATTACTTCTTCTTGTTCTTGAGGTTCAACTTGTTTTTCTTCCTCTTTAATCTGTTCAACTGGTTCCTCTTGTTTTTTAGCTTCTTCTACTTTTTCAACAGGAGGTTGTTCAACGGTTTTTTCTTCTGGTTGTTTAGTTAAATCAACTTTGTAAACACCATCTTCTTGTTGTCCACTAGTTTGATCGACTAATTCTTGTTCTTTTTCAGCTGTAGACAAATTGTCTTCAACTGGTTTCATTTTGATTTCTGACATAATAAAATATTATAAAATTTAAAAAATTATCTTGGATCAAATTGTTCTAATCCAAATCCACCTAAATTATCAAATCCTGCAGATTCAAAATCTTTTGGTGGTTTTCCAGTTTGTCGCTGGTTTATAAGCTCACTTTGTTGTGTAGCTTGTATTTTTGTTCTTTTGTCTTTTCTGTTTTCTTTGTATTCTTCTTTATTATTTATCACCTGTGTTTCAGCTTGTTTAAGCTGCATGTTAAGTTGAAACTCGTGAAACATTAATTCTTTTTTAATTTCAGCTTCTCTTTCAAGCTTTTGTATTTCAAATTGATGTTCTATTTCTGACATTTTAGCTTTACCTTGCATTATCACCTGTTCTTTCTGAGCTTCACTCTGAGCAGCAGCCTGCGCAGCTTGTGCATTTGATCTGCTTTGAGCTTCAATATTTTCCATTTGAAGTTGTCTATCTTTTTCAAACTTTTTCTTTCTTCTTAGTTTAAGTAATTGATTAGCTAGTTTTAAATTTTTAACCTCTCTTGCATCAATAGCATCTTCTATTTCTATTTGCTTTTGTTGTAATGCCATTTGAATATTATTTTCAAGAATTTGTTTCTGTTCTTCATCTGGAGCTAATTCTAAAAATATACCAAAATCATGCAAATGTAACGTTTGTATTTCTTTTAAACTAGCTACATTAAATTTACCAACACCATTTATAAATGCTTGAGTTGTATTTCCATATTGTAACACATCAGAAACTCTTAATGATATTGCTTCTGCTGTTTTTAAAGTTAAATATAATCCAGCTTGTAAAACATGCCTAGTGGCAACATTTGAATTAGCAGCAGCTATTTTTTGTAAGCCTACTAAAGCATTTTTATCAGGCATACTACCATCTCTTGCTTCATTTAAACCAGTCACATCTCTAATCATTTGTAAATAATAATTATAAGACTGAATTAAACTAGCTATTTTCTGTCCACCAGAAGATGATTGTAATTCTTGAACTGGCATACGACTATGATTATATTCACCATCACCAGTCATAGATCTACCTATAACAGAACCCGTTTGGAAATACATGTTTAATGCTTCTTGTGGATTGTAATTAGTTCCGTTACCTAAATCTATTTCAGCTATACCATCAGCATCTAAATAAACACCATCCGGTACCATTCTTGATAATACTTGTTGTAATTTTAAATGAGTCAATTGAACCATATCAGCAAATGTTGTCATTCTACTTACTAAAGATTCTATTTTACCTTTATAAATACGTGGAGCAACAATACTATAAGATAATTGTGCTTTTGTTATATCAGAATATGGTCTTGTCATATTTTCTGATAACTTCCATTTAAGTAGTTTATTTGATCCAATTATTTTAGCGCCTTCATAAACAACCTCTATTGATCTATTTACTTTTTGAAACCTGTTTTCTGCATTTTTTGGTGGATCAAATTGATCAGTCTTTTTTATAGATTTTTGAGAACCAGTTGATGTTTCTTTAATTTTATAAACTTGATTATTAAATGTTTTATATTCAAAATATAAAATATAAACGTAATTATTATCTGGAGAATCTGCAGAAGAATAAGACTTATTATATAACATAGCACTATTGCTAGAATCTTCTAGTTCTTTA